GCCTGATACGTATCAGCCTCTGCTTTTTTCGCCAATTGATTTTGCATATTAATTTGAGATGCACTATTCGCCTGATTTATCCTTGCATTTTGCAAATCAATTGTTTTTCCAAGAGCGTTACTAGAACTTGCACTTGTATAGCTTGGTCCGGCTGAACCCTGCGCACCACCCGACATATAAGCAAGAGCCGGATTAAATCCGGCTCTAATTAGATCGTCCTTACGAATTTGCATCGCATTATATGCCAAATCTCTGTTAAGCATATAAGAACGTTCTCTATCCGCTACCTCTAATATATCCTTAGTAGTACGCTCACCCAAATCATACATCTGCGCTGCAATCATTGCTCCACTCATTTTTTACTCCTTAAAAATGATCTATCATTCCCGGAACACTGTATACGGGCATTGGCCTAATATGTGTTATATCAAACCAGCAATCTAACCGAATTTGTGGCGCCACATCACTGGATACAGCAAGCGACCTATCAAGCACCTCCTGAAATCCATCTGTGATAAATTCATTCGATAATGTTGGTAGATTCCCAAATTCTTCGCAGTAATGCCATATGTCAAGCGGCGTTGGAGATGTACTACGTAAAGCTCCACTTATCGTTGACGGATTATAACGGTATTCAGCGTATCTTTCCTGATAACCAAACACTAATTCATCATTAGCTGATCCGTCCGCAAATATTTCTTTGTTTAACACTTCTTGTTCACCGAGATTTGCCAGCGTTGGCCAGTAAAAATCGTACCTTGTTTTACGGTTAAACAACCGGTTTACACCCTGTTGATATGTAAGATCACCTCGAACAGATGCAAGCCCGATTACATAACCATGTTCGGTAAAACTTTTGTTGAAATTTGCACCCTGACCACTACAAATAGTATAACCAGCTAAATTACCCAATTTTGTCTGCTCAGTAGATCCCGTACTGGGCGCTGTTTGGGCAATAGGTTGTGTAGTAATTTTAATTGTCATACCACTAAGATATTCAGGGCGCTGTTGTCGTGCGTCAGGGCTTATTACGTTAAAATGTGATCGTAAAATCTCAGTGTATCGGCTACCGCCTCTTGCGTCACGTTCGAGCATTCTCTGCAATTGAAACGCCTCACGCAATGCGTTTATTGTAATCACCTCGGCACTATCAATATTTGCAACTAAACCTGATGTTGCAGCAGCTCCAATTGCTGCACATTGAGATTCTGTAGGCACTGCAACCATCCTCTGGTAAGAATCCAGATTACCACCATATGCCGAACCCTGATCAGCACCAATAGGCCCAGATAATACTAATCCATTGCCAAAATCTACACCGATACCAGCAGGCGCATAACTACCACCACCGCCTGCAACTGCAACCAAACCTAATGTATTACCATCTCCATATACTGGCAATGATCCAGATATTAACGGTATTGTTACATCCTCACCCAACTGGGGCCATGGCAGGCACGATGTAAAATAGTCGTGTCGTTTACCACGTCGTAACAATACATAATCTGCCATTTCATCCGGCCCATCACCTAATGATACTGGTTGTGGATTTTGCAGGTATGTCGATCTATACCACTCATTCCAAATTAGATTATAGGCTCTAAATGGCAATGCTGTTGCACCGTAGCTATGTGATCCAATAGGTAATCCCATATGATCATATAAACTATTTGTCGCCACTGCGCCATCTTCCAGCTCGGGCATTAACAAATCAGTTATTTGGTTTTGATTTTCGGGGTCATAGGGCGTTGGTTGCTCGCCCATAAAATTTCTCCATTTTGCCCATAGCAGACGCATTGGTACATACCAATAATGCACGTCGAGGAACGCATTATCCATTACTGGTACAATTGGCGTAGTTAAACGACCAAATAATGATGTACTCATTTTTAATGTATCTGCTGGTAGCACCTCATCCAACAAAATTGGTACCAAATCTGATGCGTTAAACGCTGTTTTGTGCCCTTTCGACCTGTTAAATACAGACCGACTAATCATATTTTTCGGTATTTCGGAAAAATCGTGTTTCATTACTGATTTCATTTCTGCCTCCCTACAATAATTGATATTATCAATAGTATAGTATTTACTATTACACTGACAATTTGACTGTTTACATCCTGCGACAACGCCCCTGTAGCTGTTGACAACGCCATTCCGATTTTTGGTACTGTGTCCACTAATTTTCCTTTCTTAACCGCAATACGTGCGGCACTTTTTTGCAACCTATTTTTAACCCTGACAATGAGACATGTAGAAAATATCTAACTGGTTTTTTATCCTCGAAAATCGGTATTAAATCACCAGATTTTACCTCCCCAGACTCTATTTTTTCGTACTTATCCAATCTTCTTAATTCCATACTTTTCCTTTTTTTAATAGACTGACACCCTTTTGGTGTCAGTCCGCACTATTATATCAAGGTTCATTACTGTGCGCCGCTGGTTTTTCCAGCGGTATCTTCTTTTTGAGTCTCAGTCTCATTTTTTGAGACTTCTTTTTTCTGGAGTATTCCCACTTTTTCCAATCTTTTGATATCTTCCGTATTTCCTCGGTTACAAACTCCCAAAAATTCCATAGGATCATTTCTAAACTCCATTCTTATCTTTGCAGGCAACTGATTAAACATGTTCATAGCTTCATTTTGCAAATCCATGGCCTGTTGTAATGTCATGTGTTGGTCAAAATGGCCAAACTGGCCATTTTGCACCGTTGGTACTGGCATCCGCTTTTTAATACGTTCAACCAAAAAATTAATGTTTGAACGTTTGTAATCATGCTGTTGTGTTTTGCTCGCCTCGCTAAAAAATTTAGCCATTTTTTTGTTCTCCAATTTCTATTTCGGGTTTTCCATCCAAAAGCTTTACTTTACAATTAATAAATTCACCTGTGTTATCATCGAATGCTCCCAATCGGTATAAACTATGTTCCTGCGGATATTGCCCAATCATAGTTTCCTTGTTGCTTTGAGCCTTTACAAATGATCTACACGGATTTACATCCGATTGATCTACCCATGGCGATAAAAATCTTTCTGCCGTATTATCCCGTACTGCATAAATGTTAAGCGCTGCCATACTCATAACTCCTTTTAAGTTTGTTTATTTGTAATAATTTCACCCTTTCGGCTACCGCTAAATCACGCCTTGATTTTTTACATTTTTGCGCATTAGTTTCGCGTTCGGATTTCACATTATTATACATTATTGTATCTGTTTTTTGCAAATAATTATCATAATATCGAGGAGGTTTACTTTTTTTACCTTTATACTCAACATAATCATGTGGGTACACATCCGATTTATATTGTTCTATCCATTTATAACCAAGACCGGGCATTCGAGACATTGCTACAAATTCACCTTCTTTTTCACCTAATATTTTGTATTTTTCATACTTACTTCCCTCAGTTTTTTTCAAACAATACCTTGCTACATATGCCGCACTTTCCAACGTAACTTGTCCTACAATAACTCTTCCTTTACCCCATATTTTTTCCAATTCCGGAGACCTATATACTGGTATTTTTGTTTTTTGAGAGTATTCGTACATGTAAAGATCTTTTGGCACCCATCCAAATACACATATATGATAATGTGGCCTACCTTTTTTATCACCATATTCACCAGCTACATAATATCTAAATTTTATACCTAAATTTTTGCGCAATCTTTTTAAAAACAACACATAATCTCTTTTGTTAAGACTTCCTTTTTCTGGCAAATTTTCGTTATCATATGTTAATGTCAAAAAACTGTTTTCAGCGTGATATTCTGATTCATGCAGACATCTAATTGCCCATTTACGGGAGTAATCTAATTTACAACCGATACATTTACCACACGGCACACGTATTTTATTAAACGGATCATTTGTTTGTTTTATGTCAAAGACTATTGATTTTTTACCTGTTGGATTTACATATTTACTATACCAGCCGTCAAGCGGTCTGTAACATGGCATTTCTACCCCTATCTATTCCCCTATTACATTTTACAAAGGGGAATTGAGAGTATTTATTTTATTATATTTTATATTATTTATTATACTATGTTAATTTTATAAGGGGAAGCCCCTAACACCCCTGCCAACTACGTTGGCCACTAATGGGGGCTGCCCCCCTCACTGCGTGACCCCCCAATCCTATATATATACACTAATTCACTAACGCGCGACTTACATTTTACAATTAATAATATTATTTATCGCTTGTTAAAGCAAAAAGGCTATGAGGACTACGCCTCACAGCCTTTTAGCTTGCTATTTAAAACCTAAAACCGCCCCTTTTCGGGCGGGCATCGTTTGTTGCATTATGTTTCATCCCTTTTGCAAACGATTTTTTGTTTTTTCGATATCCTATTTTTTTACGTTTCATTGTGGTACCTTCCCTTTTGGTAAAAATTCTCTTGCTTTTTTCGTGATTGCCTCGACCCAACGACGAGGTATAAATTTATTTTCATATCCAGATGATTCAGCAGCTCCAGTTTGTGCTTTTGTTAATTTTATTTGGCTTGGTACCGCACCTGTTCGAGCTTTTGCCTCTGCTGTTTGAGCACTTAATAACCTAGCTCTTTCCATTTCAGATAAAATTTGTTTCTCTATTGCCTCCTTTGTTTTTTTGTTTATGTCAACCTGTGATAACTCCCGTAATTCCTGCGCACTGTTTAGCGACGCCTGATTATATGCCTGATACGTATCAGCCTCTGCTTTTTTCGCCAATTGATTTTGCATATTAATTTGAGATGCACTATTCGCCTGATTTATCCTTGCATTTTGCAAATCAATTGTTTTTCCAAGAGCGTTACTA